GGCAACGCGGCGGCGATCAAGGCATGGCCCGAGATGCTGGCGCAGGGCATGGCCCGATACCCAGCCAGAGCCCGATAGGGCAAGAACCGTGCCAAGCGGGTCCCTTTTGGCAAAACAGCGTTTCGGGTAATTCGCACCGCGATGGTTTTCTAGCGCCAGCAACTTTAGGCGGTACCACCAAAATGGCAATGGTTCCAAAGGGTTGGAGCATTTCTGCGCTGGCTGTCGAACTCGACCGCGACCGCCGGACGATTGCTGCGGCTTGCGCCAATCTGACGCCAATCGGCAAGGACGGACGGTCGGTCTTTTACCGGCTGACAGATGTCCTGGCGAAGCTGGACCCGGCCAAGGCGCCCGCCGACGCAGACGAGGCCCGCAGCCGTAAGCTCGCTGCCGAAGCCGAAATCGCCGAGATGCAACGCGACAAGATGCGCGGCGAGCTGGTCGATATTTCGTCCGTCGAGAACGTCGTGGCCGAGGAATACGCGGCGGTCCGGTCTAAGCTGTTGGCATTGCCGGGAAAACTGGCCCCGATGGTCGCCATCGAGGCCGACGAAATCGCATGCCGCGACCTGATAGAGCGCGGCGTAACAGAGGCATTGGATGAACTCGCCCGAGACGCAGGAGAAATCGCGGCAGGCATTGAGGCTGCGACTGCGAACGATACGCCGAGCGGCGCTGAAAGCACCGCCGCGACTGACCGTCAGTGAGTGGGCAGACCAGTACCGGCGTCTGAGCCCCGAGGCTAGCGCCGAACCAGGCGTCTGGATCACGTCTCGCGCGGAATATCAGCGCGGGATCATGGATGCGATCAGCGATCCGCGCGTCGACACCGTTGTCGTGATGTCTTCGGCGCAGGTCGGTAAGACCGAAATCGTGAACAACGTCATCGGGTTCCATGTCGCGCAGGATCCAGCGCCGGTTTTGGTGCTGATGCCCACCTTGGAATTGGGTGAAGCATGGTCGAAAGACCGTCTCGCGCCGATGTTGCGCGACACGCCGGCCCTCAGAGGCAAAATCAAGGACGCACGCAGCCGCGATAGCGGTAACACGTTGCTCCACAAGGCATTTCCGGGCGGACACCTGACGATCTGCGGCGCAAACAGCCCCGCGTCGCTGGCGTCGAGGCCTATTCGGGTCGTTTTGTGCGACGAGGTGGACCGATATCCGGCGTCGGCGGGCACAGAAGGCGACCCAGTGACGCTGGCGCGCAAGCGATCGGCAACATTCTGGAACCGAAAGCTGGTTCTGACCTCGACGCCGACCGTCAAAGGCGGCTCGCGCATCGAAATGGCGTTTGAGGCGTCGGATCAGCGCCGATATTGGGTGCCTTGCCCGCATTGCGGCGAACATCAGGTGCTGCGGTGGTCGTCTGTGCGGTGGCCGCCAAACGAACCGGAGCGCGCGGCGATCCATTGCGTTGCGTGCGGCTGCGAATGGTCGGACGTTGAGCGCTGGCACGCTATCCGGCGCGGAGAATGGCGCGCCGAGGTGCCGACAAACGGCGTTGCGGGCTTTCATCTGAGCGAACTGTATTCGCCCTGGTCGCGCATCGGCGACATCGCGCGGGCATTCATTGAGGCCAAGAAAAGCCCCGAGACACTCAAGGCCTGGACCAACACAAGCCTCGGCGAGACCTGGGAAGACGCTGGCGAGCGGCTGGATGATACCGGCCTGATGGAGCGTCGCGAGGAATGGTCGGATGCGCCAGCCGATGTGCTGGTGCTGACAGCCGGCGTGGATGTGCAAGACAACCGCCTTGAGGTCGAGATCGTCGGCTGGGGGCGTGACGAGGAAAGCTGGTCGCTCGGGTGGCATGTCATCCACGGCGATCCGTCCGCACCAGCGCTCTGGGCGGATTTGGACCGCATGCTGACGACGCCGCTGCGGCGCGAGGACGGCGCGGAACTGAGCATTGCGGCTGCTGCGGTGGACAGCGGCGGGCATCACACCCAGGCCGTTTACGCCTATTGCCGCGACCGCTACCGACGGCGCGTCTATGCAATCAAGGGCATGGCGGGCGCAGGGCGTCCGGTGTGGCCGAAGAAGGCGAGCAGGAACAACTCGGGCCGGGTCAATCTGTTCCTGGTCGGCGTCGATGCGGCGAAGGAAGCGGTCTACGCGCGGCTCAAGATCGCGCGGCCAGGCGCGGGGTTTTGCCATTTCCCGGCGGACCGCGAGGCCGATTACTTCGCGCAGCTGACCGCCGAGACTATCAGCACGCGCTACACCAAGGGCTTTCCAGTCCGCGTCTGGACCAAACGGCCAGGCGCGCGCAACGAGGCGCTGGACTGCCGCGTGTATGCCTACGCGGCGCTGCAAGCGCTGGCAGTGAACTGGTCGCGGCTGGCCTCGGCCAGCGCGACATTCAAGCGCGCCGCGCCTCCTGCTGTGGAGGCGGCGCGCATCGAGCAACCGGCGGTGGAACCTGCGCCGCCAACGCCACCAAGACCCGCACCGCGACCAGCCTTTGTGCGACCGATGCGCGGGGGATGGATGGGCGGCGGATGGAGAGGCTGATCGATGGCTGATAACGTCAACATAACCCCAGGCAGCGGCGCGACGGTCGCTGCTGATGATGTCGGGGGCGCTCTCTACCAGCGGATCAAGGTCGCGCACGGCGCGGACGGCAGCGCGACGGATACGAGCGAGGCTGCGCCGCTGCCGACGCAGGACAAAGGCGTTTGGTGGATGCTGCAACGCATCTATCTGATGTTGTCCAGCCCGCGCGGCTACGACAAGTCGCTCCAGCGTCAGCGCGGAACGGTACTAGTCGAAAGCGGCACGGTCACGACTGTCACAACAGTTACGACTTGCTCGACGGTAACGAACATCGCCGGTTTCGGCAGCGAGCAGCCGCAGATCATGGCCCGCGCGATGGCTCGCGCTTCCTGGCGCGCCAACGTGCGCGCGTGCATTTCCTGAGGTCTCCAGATGGCGAACACCTTCAAAAAAGTCATCGACCGCCTGGAGTGGGTGCAGACCGCGCCCTCGCCAAACGCGCACGCCGCCGGGACGAGCATGTGCTGCGACATGCGGAGCGACGTCTCGCGTCATCCGTTTGTGCAGAACCTGATCTCGACGACGGTCCTCAATCGCTACAACATCGTCACGAAATCCTGGCAGCTATCAATCAACCCCGGCGCTGCCGCTGTCGCGGCAGGCGCGGCGATGTGCTTTGTCCCGAGCTTCGCGGCTGTTGGAACTATCGCTGCGGGCGCGACCACGACATCGTTCACACTCTCGACGGCTTTGGGCACCGCTGTCGGCGTCAACATGCTCGCAAACCGTGGCGGGAGCGGCGATTACGGCTTCAAGATCCGCATCACTGACACCACGGCGGGCAAGGTCGAGGAACGCTTCATCGTCGGGAATACGTCCGGCACGACGCCGACGATCACCGTGGACAATGCGTTCTCGTTCACTCCCGCGACCGGCGCGCGTTACGAGCTTCTGTCGGGTCGCGTCATCATGCTGTCGAGCGGCGCACTCGCGGCGGCATCCTGGCGCAGCTACGAGGTCGCGGCCAACACACTGGCGAACCTCTCGACCACCAACCTCGTCGCCACCGTCGCGACGGACAGCGCGATCCTCGTCCTTGATGAGCAGTATACGCCCTACAACTGCGAACCGGGCGAGGGCATGATCAAGGGCGCGACCGAATACGACAACAACGTAATCTCGCGAAAGGCGCTCGTCGCAACCGCAACGGCGGCGGGAACGCTCACAGGTCAGGCGACAGGCGGCGATGCGGTCGTCTTGGCGAACGAATACCGCAATTTCCAGATCCGCATCGTGCAGGATACCGGCACGCCCGCTGCGGTCGGCCAGCGTCGCATCATCGCCTCGCACACGGCTGGCGCAAGCCCGGTCTACACGCTGGGCACCAACTGGTCCACGACGCCCTCCAGCACGGCGAAATATGTCATCGAGCTTCCGAATATTATCGTCCTGCGAACCAGCGGCAACACGACGACGTACACCTACAACTACACCGACGCGACGATTAACAACGGCACCAACAGCATCGCTGCGAATGCGTGGTCCACGGCTTATATTGGCGCGGCTCCGGCGGCAAACGCAGCGGGATGCCTGTGGGCACCATCATTCGGCATTCAGCCCGATCCCGCGCGCAACGCGCGGCACAGCTTCAACTACTTCTTCCGTGGCGGCGCGACGACGCTGGATTTGCTGGATATCTCGGGCGGCACAACGGGCACATGGACGGGCGCGATCACCTACGACGGCGCGCAAAACTCCCTGGGCGTCGGCACGACGGGGGCTTATTCCCCTTACGGCCAAGAAGGGCGCTTCACCTACCTCAACATCTACGTCGCGTCTCAGGTGAACCAGATCTATCGCTTCGACAGCAAGAACCGTGTGCTTTCGCCGCACACGCCGACCGATTTCCTGCAATCGGGAACCGCTGCAATTGGTCAGCGCATGGCTGCATTCGCGGCGATTGACGGGACGGACAAGTACGATGTCGTCCTGCTTCAGTCGCACCTCTCGACGGTCACTCAAGAGCTGGTGGTGCTGGTCTGATGTCCATCTCCGATCTGATCCGCCTCGCGCAGAACCGCCTCGCCACGCTCAACAGCGCGTGGGCAACCGCTGACCGGGACGGCGACGATGCCCGCATCTCCCAACTCGAAACTGAGATCGCAGAGACCGAGGCCACGCTGGCGGCGCTGCGGGGGATCTGAGATGGAAACGCTCGCAGAACGCCTCGCTCATCCAGACGTCGCGTCGTTGCCCGACTGGGCGGCGGCATCGGCGTTGAACCAGCCCGACCCGACGCTCCCGGCGGTCGAGACCTGGGTCGAGACGCGCATCGGTATCGGCTCGATCCTCGACACGCTCGGACCCACGGCTGGCGCGAACTTCCTCGACGCGCTGGAGGTGCTGGCCGAGACCACGCCGGTGGTGCGGTGGGGCCTCGAACTGATCCGGGGCTCCGGCCTCGACCTCTCCCGGCCATCGGCCCGCGCGCAGCTCGAGGTGCTGGTCGCTGGCCGCATCCTTCAGCCCGCCGAGGGCGAGGCGCTGCTGGCGCTCTCGCGGCGCACGCGGCATCCGTCGTGGGCCGAGGCGAATGGTGTGACGGTTGACGCGCGGGCGGTTGGCCTGGCGCGCGGAGGTCGATGATGGCAGTCGCGAAATGGTCTACGCCCTCGACGCGGTCGAGCAACATCCTCTCGACGGTCGCGAACTCGCTGGCGAACGGATCGGAGAGCAGCGTTATCACCTATGACAACAGCAGCAACAAGGATCTCTACGCGCTGCTGACGCTCAAGCTCGGCTCGATCACGCCATCGACTGGCGGGTCTGTCAGCATTCGCGTGACGATCAATGACGGCACCGATACGAGCGACAAGGTCGGCGGCGATGTCTACGTCCTGCCGTTGACGAGCGGTGCGTCGGCCAAGGTCAACGTCGTGCAGGTCAGGCTCCCGCCGTTCTCGCTTCGCTTGTCGGTGGTCAACAATGCGGGTGTGACGCTGGCGTCGAGCAGCAACGAGTTGTACGTCCGACCCTGGAACGAAGAAGTCGTCTAATGCCGCGCGGGCTGTCCGACTACGATAGCGCGCGGATACAGGGGCGGCTGTGGACGCCGGGGCTGCTGCGGCCGGCCGCGTGGTTTGACGCTTCCGACCTATCCACGATCAGCATTGCGACCGGAGTCTCGGAGTGGCGAGACAAGTCCGGGAACGCGCGCCACATGACGCAGGCGACGACGAGCATCCAGCCGCCACTTGTGCCAGAATACAAGAACGGTTTGGCGTGCGCGCAATTTCGGATGCAAGGCGGCTATGGCGCGAACAATGATCGGTTGAACATGGCATCCGATCTGTCTGTTCAAACTGCTTATGTTGTTGTGTTCCGGCAACAGGACACCGTGTATCCGTTCACCGTAAATTCGTTTATATTCACTGCGCTCGCATCCTACGACTGGCACCCCGGCTACACGTCAACTCCGCAAACATTGGCAGATGGGTCTGGCACCGCATACGCATCTGCCAATTGGCGAAACGGAAGCAATTATAATTACGGGTCCTCGATAAACGTCACGACGTATGCTGGCATTGACCAATGGAACCTGTTTTCATTCTTGTGCGTTGGCAACATGGCAACAAGAGGAATAGGGCAAGATAGGAGTTTTTCTAGCTCAAAAGGGTACTACGGCGAAGTCCTCTGGTACACCGACGCGCATTCGACGCGAGATCGCTACTTGATTGAGGGCTATCTGTCGTGGAAATGGGCTATCCCTCTCGCCGCTGACCATCCGTTCGCCAACCGCCCCCCGCTGATCGGGGACTGACATGCTGCGGGTGAGGGTTCCTGGCAGCACGGCGCTATTTGTTGACCCCAACGCAACTGCAAATGGCGTCACGCTTGCTGTAACCGCGTCTTTCGTTTCGGGGACTGGTCAGGTCAACGCAACTGCGGGCTTGCCGCGCACAAACAGCGGTCTGCTGCTTTTGCTTGGCTCGGCGCTCGATCACGCCGAGGCTTTGCCGGTCTCGGTCGTTTTCGTGCCTGGCGAGGCCAGCGCAACGGCTGGCAACGCAACAGCAGACGGCGTCACGCTCACTGTCACGTCCAGCCTGATCGCTGGATCTGGCAGCGCAGCTAGCCAAGCCAATGGCGCGACACTCACCGTCACGTCTAGCCTGATTGATGGCACCGCCAGTGCGGGCACGACGGCAAACGGCGTCACACTTACCGCAACGGCAAGCCTTGTCTCTGGAGCTGCTACAGCGTCCAGCCAGGCAACCGGGGCCACGCTTTCTGCGACCGCGAGCCTGATCGCTGGAGCGGCCAGCGCCGCCAGCCAGGCCAACGGCGCGACGCTCACTGTTGTGTCCAGCCTGACTGCTGGAGCAACCAGCGCCGCCAGCCAAGCCAATGGCGTCGTGCTGCCCGTTCCCGCGTCGCTGGTGGCCGGTATCGCGTCAGGCAATGCCGAGGCCTCGGGCGCAACGCTTAGCGCAACAGCGAGCCTTTTGGCGGGCTCTGCTGAGGGTGGCGCAACCGCGTCCGGCGCAACGCTAGAAGCCGCCGCGTCTATCATTGCGGGCGAAGCGACGGGCGGCGAAACGGTGAATGGAGTCACGCTTACCGTGATATCGTCGCTCCGAGCGGGGCAAGGCATTGCTGGCGAAACATCGCCGGCAGACAACAGGACCGGGGCGTCGGTATCGACGGGCCGGATTGGACTGAGCAAAAGCGCGCCGCGTAGGCCGCTATCGAAAGACGCGGGCCGCATAGCCCGCAGCGCATAGGAGATATCACGATGGCGAGCCTGATCTACACCAGCTTCTTCAACGACCTCGGCAAGGGCAACATCGACCTCGACACCGACACGTTCAAGGTCATGCTTGTGACGAGCGCTTACACCGAGAACAAGGACACGCACACGAAGCGGTCCGATGTGACCAACGAGGTCAGCGGCGCGGGCTACACGACCGGCGGCGCGACGGCGACCGTGACGGTCAGCGCGGTGGACACCACGAACGACCGACAGGAATACGTCCTGGGCGGCGCGTCGTGGTCGTCCAGCACGATCACCGCGCGCAAGGCGGTCTACTACAAGTCTCGCGGCGGCGCGTCCTCGGCGGACGAACTCATTGCGGTAGTCGATTTCGGCAGCGACGTCTCGACGACCTCGGGCACGTTCACGCTGACGGCCAGCACGATCCGCATCCAGAACTGATCCGATGATCCAGTGGCCTGACAAGGATGCCAACGAGACCGTCCTCGTCGGCATCGACTTCGCGGATCGGCTCGACAGCGGCGTGACGCTGACCGCCGTGACGTGGTCGCACAATCCCGGCGGCATCTCGCACACCAGCAACGGTGTCAGCGGCACCATCGCGAGCGTGCGGTTGACGGGCGGCGCGACGGGAAAGGGGTTCGTGTTCACCGCCGAGGTGACCACATCAGACGGCCAGACGCTGCAAGAGAGCGCCGTCTTCCACATCAGGAGCCGCTGATATGGCCGCTGAGACGCCGACCGTCGAACCGACCACGATCATCGCGGGCGATACGCTGCGGTGGCAAATCACGCTGAACGACTACCTGGCGACCGACGGCTGGACGCTGAACTACGCGCTGCGGAACGCAACGAACCACTACAACATAACCGGCACGGCGAGCGGCACCGATCATTTGCTTGAGGTCAACGCCACCAACACGGCGACCTGGGCACCCGGAGTCTACAACTGGACCGCCTACGTCGAGAGCGCGTCCGAAAGGTTCACGGTCAAGCGCGGCACGTTCACCGTCACCGCCAATCCCGCCAACCCGGTGCCGCAGGAATTCCGCACGCAAGCGGCGAAGGCGGTGGACGACCTCAAGACCGCTCTCGCCACGTTCAAGGCCACAGCGGGTCGCGTGAAGCGCTACAGCATCGCTGGCCGGGATATCGAGTTTGAGAGCCTCGGCGAGATGATGAAGCTGCTCTCCATGTGGCAGCGTGAACTCGCCAACGAGGAAGCCGCCGCACGGCTCAACACCGGCAAAGCATCGCCGCTCCTGCTTCAAGTCCGGCTGTAAAGGACACCCCGAATGGTCGTGCTGAACCCGCTGAAATGGTTTCGCGCGGGCGAGAAGCCCGTCGCAGCGCCGCGCCGCATGGTGCGGCAACAGTCGGCGGGCTTTGCCGGCGCTGCGGTCAATCGGTTGACGCAATCGCTGGCGACATGGAGCGGCTCGGCGAACAGCGACGCCGAGAACGGTCTGGCGATCCTTCGCGCGCGTGCGCGGGCGCTCTGCAACAACCACGAATATGCGCGACGCTTCCTGTCGCTTACCGCGACGCACATCGTCGGGTCCGAAGGCCCGACGCTCCAGGTTCGGGCGCTGACCAACAGCGGCGTCCTCGACAGCGTCGCCAACAGCGCCATCGAGATGGCGTGGTGGAAGTGGCAGAAGACCGCCGACATCGGCGGTCGCATGACGTTCGCGCACCTGCTGCGCGTGACGATCAAAGCGGTGGCGCGCGACGGCGAAGCGCTGGTCCGCATCGTGCGGCGGCGCGATCTGCCGAACGGCTTCGCGCTCCAGCTGCTTGAGATCGATCGGCTTGATGAAACGCTGAACAAGGTCACGCCGGACGGTCTCAACATCCGCATGGGCGTCGAGATCGACAGCATGTCGAGGCCCATTGCCTACCATGTGAAGACCTCGCATCCTGGCGAAAGCTGGGGCTGGTCGATGCCGGGTTACGAGCGCATCCCAGCGGATCAGATCTGGCATGTGTTTTTGCCCGAGCGCGCGGAGCAGGTGCGCGGCTATTCGTGGCTGCACGCGGTGCTTATCCGCATGGGCATGCTGCACAGCTACGAAGAGGCCGCCGTCGTCGCCGCGCGTGTCGGCGCAAGCAAAATGGGCTTCTTCAAGCGTGCCGCCGAAGATGGTGGCTACGCAGGACAGGCCACCGGCCAGCTTGCCGACCAGAACATCGCCGGATCGCTGTCCGCGCAGGTCGAGCCAGGCGAGATGTGGGAACTGCCGCCGGGATACGATTTCGAGAGCTTCAACCCCGACTATCCACACGCCAATTTCGAGTCGTTCATGAAGGGCTGCTTGCGCGGCATCGCGGCGGGCCTGGACATAGACTATGCGACGCTCGCGAACGACCTGGAGGCGGTGAACTACTCCAGCATGCGCGCTGGCACCATCGAGACGCGCGACCAATGGCAAGTGCTGCAAGGCTGGTTCATCGACAGTTTGGTGATGCCCGTCTATCGCGAGTGGCTGGCTTCCGCACTGGTGCGCGGCGATGTCAGGCTGCCAGCGTCAGGCCGCGCGCTTCCTGCCGATCGCTTCAACAAGTTCGCCGACGCCAGCACGTTCCTCGGGCGGCGGTGGCAGTGGGTCGATCCGCTCAAGGATGCCGAGGCCGAGAAGGCGCTGCTCGCCGCTGGCCTGACCTCGCGCAGTCGCATCGCGGCGAAGACCGGCCAGGATTTCGATGAAATTCTCGCCGAGCTTGCTGACGAGCAAGCTAAGATCGCTGCTGCGGGTGTCGTGCTGGGCGATCAACCGGTCGAAGTCGAAGACAGCCCCGAGGACGAGGCCGAAGACGAGGCCGAAGACGAGATGGAAAACGGACAGGAGGCCCGCACATGAAGGGCACGAAGCATACGCGCGTCGCCACTTTCGAGCGCGCCTCTGTTGACCTGGAGGCCCGCACGGTGCCTCTCGCATTCTCCTCCGAGGAGCCCTACGAGCGCTCCTTCGGCATGGAGGTACTAGACCACGCGCCGCAATCGGTTCGCCTCGGCAGGCTGGCCGGCGGCGGCGCGCTGCTGCTCGATCACGATCCGACCAGGCTGATCGGCGTCATCGAGCGGGCTTCTATCGACGAGGACAAGATCGGGCGTGCTGTCGTGCGCTTCGGTCGCTCCGAACTCGCTGAGGAGGCGTTTCGGGACGTGCAGGACGGCATCCGCCGGCACGTCTCGGTCGGCTACATGATCCACGACGCGCAGCCCGTTCGCGGGTCGCGCGAGATCCGCGTGACGGACTGGGAGCCCTACGAGCTGTCGCTCGTCGCGATCCCCGCCGATCCCACGGTCGGCGTGGGCCGTGCCGCTGACGAACAGCAGCCGCAACTGCCGGAACCGCCGAAGGTGGCACCGGAACCCAAATCCGAAAGGACCCTGACTATGAGCGACAACATCCAGCAGCCTGCCGGCGCGGATCTTGAGGCCGCCCGCGTGCGGTCGATCCTCGACCTCGGCGACCAGTACTCCAAGTATCTCGGGGCGCGTGATGCCGCCGATGCCGTCCGCAACGGCAAAAGCGTCGAGCAGTTCCGCGACCTCATCATGTCGAAGATGGAGACGCGGCACACCGACACGTCCGCCGCCCATGTCGGCATGACGAAGACCGAGGCGCGGCGCTACAGCCTCGGGCGCGCTCTGCGCGCGGCGGTTCTCGGCGACTGGTCCGATGCGGGCCTGGAGCG